GGTACTAAGAGCCTCGAAAAGCGGGTAGGTAGTGGGGTGGAGAGTTAGTGAACGCATGAACTACAAGAATTACGATGATGTGGTCGACCAGCTGCGCGGCATTGGGCTGGTGGTCGACTTGCCGTTGCGAGTCGGGACCGCGCCGAAATCGGTGCGCTGCCTGGTCGATGGCGAGGGGGTTGAAAAGCGTGGGTGGTATCGGCTGCATGAGTGGCTGATGGATTCTGGCGATTTGATGCTCGTCGGCAGCTTCGGAATATTCCGCGGCGACGATCCGGGCACCCACAAGGTCGAGTTGACCAAGCGCTGCGGCACTTGTGGCCGGGAGATGGGGCTGGCCGAGAAATCCTGCCAGGGTTGCGGATCGAAGGACATCCAGAAGCGCGAGCTGACCGACGAGCAGAAGGCCGCGCTCAAGGAGCGGCTGGCGCAGGACAAGAAGCGGGCCGCTGCCGAGCGCCTGGCCGATATCGAGCGCGCCGCCCAGTGGGCTGCCGCCGTCTGGAAAAAATGCCGGGATCTGCAGCCTGGCGAGCATGACTACCTGGTGCGCAAGAAGCTGGTGGGGACTGGCGGCGCCCGCATCTTCGAAGGCAATGACGGCCTCGATCTGGCCGGGGCGGATGGTGACGACTTCAAGTATCTCGGGGGCTTTCGGGGCGCGCTGGTCATCCCCATGCGCAACGGCACCGGCAAGATTTTCGGGCTGCAATTCATCCTTGACCGCAAGCTGCACCAGGACCGCATCCGCCGCACCGAGCGCGACAAGGAATACTGGCCGGCCGGGCTTTCCAAGGACGGCCATTTTCACCTGATCGGGTCATCGCCGGCTGGCGTTTGTCTGGTCGCCGAAGGCTTCGCCACCGCCATGTCGCTGCACATGGCCAGCGGCAAGCCGGTCGTTGTCGCCTTCGACGCCGGCAACCTGCCGAAGGTCGCCGCCGCCCTGCGCAAGACATACCGCAAGACCAAGCTGCTGATCTGCGCCGACGACGACTGGCTGCAGAAATGCGCCGAGGCCGAGTGCAAGAAATATACCCCGGTCGCAGAGACCAACTGCCAGCACTGCGGCAAGCCGCACCGCAAGAGCAACGCCGGCCGCCAGCGCGCCCAGGAAGCCGCCGGAGACGATGGCGCATGGGTCTATCCGCGTTTCCGCGACGACCGGCCCGTCGACCGCAAAGGCCCGACCGACTTCAACGATCTGCACTGCATCGAAGACCTCGACGCCGTCCGCGTCCAGATCGAAGCCGCGCTCGCCGGCATGAAGATCGCCCCTGACCCGGCGCCTTCGGCCCGCAACGCGGGCGATTTGCAAGCGGGGGGAGGGGAACGCCGCCGGGCGGAATCCGTCATGTTCGTCGACGACCTGGTCGAGCGCTATATACCGCTCGACGACGGCACCGGCGACTACGTCTTCGACACGTGGACCAACAAGGTCGCCAAGCGCAGCCAGATGCTCACGCTGCTGCCCGCCGGCGCCCGTGGCGACGACATCAAGCGCCACCCGCTGTGGGTCTCGCGCGGCGCCTACTATCTCGACCAGGTCGGCTTCGACCCCTCCGGAAAAGACCGCAACGTCAAGCTCAACACCTGGCAAGGCTGGCCGATGGCGCCCAAGCGCGGCGAATGCGGCAAGCTGCTCGAGCTGCTCGCCTACCTCTGCGGCGGCGAAAAGAACAGCGACGTCGTGCTCGAGTGGCTGCTCTGCTGGATGGCCTACCCGCTGCAGAACCCCGGCGCCAAGATGGCCAGCGCCGTCATCATGCACGGGCCGCAGGGCACCGGGAAATCCACCGTCTTCCAGACCCTCGCCAAAATCTACGGCGACTACGCCACCGTTCTCAACCAGCGCGGCCTCGAAGACAAGTTCAATTCCGACTGGTCCGACAGCAAACTCTTCATCCTCGCCGAAGAAGTCGTCACCCGCGCCGAAATGTGGCACATCAAGAACGAGCTGAAAGAACTCGTCACCGGCGAATGGATACGGATCAACCCCAAGAACATCGCCGCCTACCGCCAGCGCAACCAGGTCAACATCGTCTATCTCTCCAACGAGAACCAGCCCCTGCCGCTCGACAACGACGACCGCCGGCACCTCGTTGTCTATACACCGCCGGCCCTATCTGAAGCCTATTACGACGACGTCTTCCTCGAGATCGAAAACGGCGGCGTCCATGCGCTCTACGACCACCTGCTGACCAAAGACATCGCCGGCTTCCACCCCAAGAAACGCCCGCCGATGACCGAAGCCAAGCAGCGGCTCATCGCCCTCAGCGCCGCCAGCGAAACCCGCTTCATCAATGACTGGATACTCGGCGACCTCGGCCTGCCCATCTGCCCCTGCCTGGCCAGCGACCTCTACGCCGTCTACCTCAAATGGTGCCGGGCCAATGGCGAATCGCGGCCGCGCCCGTCCAACCAGTTCCACGGCGCCGTCGGCCATACGCCGGGATGGACCAAGACAAGGGCGCGAATCTACCCGACGCCGACCGCTACAGAAACAAAACCAGTCGTCGTCATCATCCCGCCGGCCGCCGTTCTCTCCGCCCATGGCTCTGCCCAGCCGGACGCAACGACCCAGCCAAACTGGCTCACGCAACACGTCAGCCGCTTCTCGGAAGCCATCAGCGGCAGTGGCGAAATGTGGGCCGCATGACCGCGTTCAACGTCTACGCGCCTCGCGTTCAGGAAACCCTGAACGCTGGAAACGCGCACCAGCACAAGCGCGTTCAACGTGTTCAACCTGTTCAGGAGAACGCGCCCACGTGCACGCGCGAACGCGCCAACCGCTCGCGCGCCCGCACAAAAAATATTCTCCCCGTGTGCGCCTACAAGAACACCCTGAACACTTTGAACAAAGCAGCCAGCACAAGGCTTTCCAGCGTTCAGGGTTTCCTGAACACAAAAAACGTACCCAGAACGCAGATGAGCAAACCCCTCCGCCAGCAAATGCCTACCGTCGCCGGCTGGATCGACGACCTGCGCGCCGCCTTCGGCGCCGAAATCATCGACCACGCCATCCGCGCCGGCATCGACGGCCAGCAAACCTTCCACGCCCGAGAAAACGGCCGCGAAGTCGGCACGCCGATCGCCTACGACGCCAGCAAGGCTGTTTCCCTGGCCGACTGCATCATCGGCCCCATGAACCCCGCCAACGCCCCGCAAACCGAAAAGAAAGGAACGCGCCGTGGATGACATCGAACGCGCCCAGGAATACGAACAGCGCGACCGTGCGCTATGCCTGGCCGCCGCCCGCAATGCCCCATCGCTCCCCGCCACCGGCGCCTGCCACTGGTGCGACGCCAGCGTCCCGGAAGGCGCGCACTTCTGCGACGTCAGCTGCCGGGAAGATCATGAACGCGAACTCGCCGCCCGCAGAAGGGCGGGGCTGCACAAATGAGCTCCGGCGCCACCACTGCAAAACGAGGTACAGCATGAACCGTCTTCAGAAAAACCGCCTATATGGCGCTAACTGCCAGCTCCGCCCCTGTCTGGATGATTTTGTCAGCTGGTATGTATGGGGAGAAAAACGCAAGCTGGCCAATGGCCTGCGCGTCGTCGAGCCCGTCCGCGAGTTCAAAACGGTGCGCCGCGCGAAGCAGAACTGGCGCCACACGCAACGAAAGCTGCCGCTTCGGCTGTGTGAGGCGTTTTGAAATGGCCACCATGAACCAGGCCGCCTTCGCCCGTCACCTCGGCGTGCGCAAAAGCTACATCACCGCGCTCAAGCAGGCCGGGCGGCTGGTGATGACCGACGACGGAAAGCTGGTCGACGTCGAAGCCAGCGAAGCCCGCATCAAGGCCACCGCCGAACCCGGTCATGCCGGCGTCGCCGAGCGCCACGCCAAACAGCGGGCTGCGCAACCTGCTGCGGTCGACGGCGAAAAAACGCCGAAAACCGAAGGCGAAGAAGAGCCGGCCGCCGACCCCGGCACGCCCGACTACCAGAAAGCCCGCGCCCGCCGCGAAACCGCCAATGCCGAGCTGGCCGAAATGGAATCCGCCACGCGCGCCGGCCAGCTCATGGAAACCGCCCTGGTGCTCGCCGCCGTCGCCGACGCCGGCGCCACCCTGCGCACCCACCTCGCCACGCTCCCCGCCATCCTGGCGCCGCAGCTCGCCACGCTCAATGACGAGAGCCAGGTGCGCCTGCTGCTCGAAGACCACATCGAGCAGGCGCTCGGCGAGCTGGCGGAGCGGATGGCTGGTCTTTCGAGAGATAGCGCGTGATGCTAGCCAATCACCTCGAACGATCCGAGCAGCAGATGCTTGATGCCATCGCTTTGTTCAGCGGTGAACGCCAAGTAGGCGTTCCCGGTGTCGACCCGGCAGCGCAGCCGCTCGCCCTTGGCCGAGGCGGTAAATTTGATAGGGATGACGGTAGCGCGCCATGGCACCTCCTTCATATCACGGTCGTACGCCGTTCCCATCTCGATGCGGATCACCTCACCGTTGGCGATCTTTTCTGCAATCAGCGCCCGCTGCGCGGCAATGTCCATTGTCATGGTCGTTTCCCCCGATGTGAATTGACAGCGCATTCTATCCGGATGCACAATCGCCGTTGCCTGCAAACAACAGGCAACGGGTTTAGCAGCCCGGAAAGCTTAGGCGCACAGCGCCGCATCCTCTATTGGAAGCGGCTTTTTCATGTGCAGCACGGCCTCCTATGGGCGGGCCGTGCGGGGAGCCGCAAGGCTCGCCGGTACCTTTGCTCCGGTCTGCTAACCCGCACGGCACCGCTCACCCGTTTAGCAGCGGGCGCGGTTCTTCAATCGCAAGCAAAGGAGGCCATCATGGCTGAAACCACCGCACGCGCATCCGCGCCATCAGAAACCGTCAACGACCTGTTCGGCGCCATGCCGGAAGACGTCATTTCGCCGATCAAGAGCGCCGCCGATGCGCTCGGCTGGATCGAAGAGATCCTGATCACCATCCAGCGCGAGGTCGACGACCCGCGCAACCGCATCCGCGTCCGGCTGCTCGCCGAAGCCGCCGCCTATCTGGCGAGCGACGTCAGCAACTACGCCGGCCACATGCACGAAACCTACCTCGGCCGGCTGCAAGCCGCCGGACTGGCGCCGGCCTCCGTGGAGGTCCAGCCATGAGCCGCCCCGCACGCGATCTGTCCGACGCCGGACACCTCATGCACGCCATCGTGCAGCTCGCCGAAGTCATGGACAGCGACGGCGGCGACGTCCATCGCACCAGCCGGTGGTGCAGCCTGATCGATGCCGCGGCGCACCGCGCCTACTTCCTGATCCACGGCGAACGGCTCGACGAAATCATTGGACTTTTTGGAGAAAAATCATGAGCGAACTTGTTCTTCTGCACCACAACGAAGCAATGACGACCTCGCTGGCGATTGCCGTCGGAACGGAAAACACCCATGAATCGGTGATTAAGCTGGTCAGAAAGTACGTCGAAGACCTGCAAAACTTCGGAAGGGTCGGATTTGAAATCCAACCCTTTGAAACAAACGGCGGGGTTCAGACGCGAGAAGTCGCTTTTCTGAACGAGCCGCAATCGACCCTGCTGATCACCTACCTTCGCAACTCGGAGATCGTCCGCCGTTTCAAGATCGCGCTCGTCAAGGCATTCTACGAAATGCGCGACCGCCTGCGCGGCGATCAGCAACCGCAGTTCCTCACCGGCAACCTGTCGCACGGCGCCGATCTGGCCGTCGCTGCCGACCGCACCTTCCGCAGCTTCCTGCGCGCCGGGCGTTCGGCGGGCATGGCGCTGCCGCAGGCGCTGCGCATTGCCAACCGCCAGACGGTGGAACGCACCGGCATGGACATGCTGGCCGAACTCGACGTCGACCCCGATAGCGCGTTCATGCCGAAGGCGGCCTCCAGGGAACCGGAAGCCGACGCGCTGGCCGTCGCCCTGCGCGACTGGCTGGATGGGGCCGGGCAGGGGCCGTGGAGCATGGCGGAGATTCTGCGCGCCGCCGGCAGCATCCCGCCGGACAGCCGCAACTACGCGGCCGCCACCGTCGCCGCCGGTCGCCATCTGCGCGCCCTGGGGCTGGTGGTGAAGAAGACCCGGTTCGGCGGCAAGCCGCCGCGCAACCTCTGGTTCATCCGTTAAGCCGGCCGCCGCATGTTCGCCAATCCCGCCCCGCGCATCTTCTCCACCCTGGCGCGCACCGTCGCCCCGCGCAAGCCGACCACCGTCAGCCAGTGGGCCGAAGCGAACATGCGGCTATCCAGCAAGGGCAGCGTCGCCCCGGGCCGCTTCCGGGTCGAGCGCAACCCGGCGCTGCAGGAACCGATGGACTGCCTGTCGGCGCGCTCCGCGGTGCGCTCCATCGTCTGCTGCTTCCCCATCCAGTTCGGCAAGTCGACCATGGAATCCGCCGTCATCGGTTATTCCATGCTCGAAAACCCCGGCCCGATCATGGTCTGCCTGCCCGGCGAGGTCTCGCTCGACAAGTTCATCGCGCAAAAACTCAACCCGCTGATCGAAGAAACGCCCGCCGTGCGCGATTGTCTGTCCAGCGTCGCCAGCCGCGATGCCCGCAATACGCAGACGTTCAAGGATTTCGCCGGCGGCCAGCTGTATATCGAGCACGCCGGCAACCCCAAGCGCCTCAAATCCACTAGCGTCAAGATCCTGCTGGTCGATGAATTCACCGAATTCGCCACCAGCCTGACCACCGGCGACGATCCCGTCGCCCTGCTGCAGGGCCGCACCAGCGCCTTCCCGGCAGTCAGCAAGGAAATGTACGTCAGCACGCCCGGCATCCGCGGGCTGTGCCGCACCACCGAAAAGTTCGAAGACAGCGACCAGCGCCTGCGCCATCTGCCGTGCCCGCACTGCGGCGAGCTGCACGCCTACGAATGGCGGGCCGACCTACACTATGCGCTCGACCCGCTCAGCAAGCGCGTCACCAGCGCCTGGCTGGTCTGCCCGGAATGCGGCGCGATCATCGAAGAGCACTACAAGCCGGCCATGCTCGCCGCCGGCCGCTGGATCGCACAGAACCCCGGCCATCCGAATCGCGGCTACCGCATCAACTGCCTGTATTACCCCATCGGCCTCGGGCCGCGCTGGGCAGAGCTGGCGCAGATGTGGGTCGAAGCCCAGGGCACGCCGGAAAAGCTCAAGACCTTCATCAACGACCGCCTCGCCGAAGCCTGGGAAGACCCGAGCCTGCGCGCCGTCAAGCACAACCTGGTCGCCGAGCGCGCCGAACCCTACGACCTGTTCCTGGCGCCCGAAGGCGTCTGCTACATCACCGCCGGGGCGGATACGCAGGACGACCGCCTGGAGATTCAGCTCGTCGGCTGGGGCCGCAACATGGCCAGCTGGACGCTCGGCTATGTCGTGCTCCCCGGCGATCCTGGCCGGCCTGCCGTCTGGGCGGCGCTCAACGGCCTGCTCAATACCCCGGTGCGCCACGTCAGCGGCGCCACGCTTCCGGTCAGCGCCATCGCCATCGACGGGCGCGGCCACCGCACCCCGTTCGTCAAGCAATGGGTGCTGTCGAATCAGGACTCGGCCAGCCCCGTGCAGCGCCCGATGGTCATCTTCGGCGCCAAAGCCAACAACGCCCCGGTGCTCGGCCGCCCGAAATGGGAAGAAATCCGCGCCGACGGCAAGACCGAGAAGCGCGGCATCCATACCTGGCAGGTCGGCACCGTCGCCGCCAAGCACTGGCTGTTCCGCCGCATGGCCGGCGACGCCGATGTCGAGCGCGAACACCGCCTGGTGCACTTCAGTGACCAGCTGGAAAAGGAATTCTTCGCCGGGCTGGTGTCGGAGACCTACGACCCCAAGGCAAACCGCTTCGTCAAGAAACGCGGGGCGCGGAATGAGCCGCTCGATTGCTACGTCTACGCCTACGCCGCCGCCCACCACCCGGAACTGCACCTGCACCGCTTCAAGGTCGCAGACTGGGCCGCCGCCGAAGCGCGGATCGCTGCCAGCGCCCCGGCGCAGCCGGTTGCGGTCGACGTCGAAAACCGGCCGGAAACTGCCGCATTGCCGGCCAAAAAACAGGAAGTAACCCCGCCCGAACCGCCCAAGGCGCGCGCCCGCGTCTCCCGCTCCAACTATCTGCGCTAGGAAAGCCATGTCCGACACCGCCACCTACACCCGCAAGCCCAACGGCCTCGCCGAAGACCTCGGCGCCACCATCGGCCTGACCAACACCCTGCGGCTGTGCGGCACGCGCGGCGGGAAGCAGCTCTACGTGCCGAACCAGCCGACGCCGGGCCATATCCTGGAAACCCTGCTCGGCCCGCGTGCCTTCGCCGCGCTGGTCGAAGCCTGGGGCGGCGAAACCATCACCGTCCCGGCGCTTGCCGACTTCGGCCGCTACCAGCGCATCCGCAAGGGCGCCACGCTGCTCGCCCAGGGCAAGTCGCTGCACGCCGTTGCCATGATGACCGGCGTCACCTACAACCAGGCGAAGAACGACCGCCGCACGGCAGAGCTGCTAGGTATCCTGCCGACGGTGCTGACCGGCTGCCGGAAGATCGGGAGCGACGCGCAAGTGATCGAGCAGTTGCGGATGGAGGGGTTTTGAAATGGAGAAATTTTACGCAGTATTCGACATTGACCCGGTTCAGGATGATTTCGTGATCGTCGGTGTATTCAGCAAGGCAGACGAAGCAGATGCGTTTACGCAAGGTCGCATGGTCAAGATTGTTCAGCACCTGCCGATGAACGTGATTCTGGACATCCTGCTGCAGGATCGTCTGCAACTGGCCGCCGACAAGATCGCCAAGCTGATCGGCTGACCTATGCGGCGCCTTCATGAAATCCACTCACAGGCGCCCATAGCCCCATAAGCCCGACCATCCCGTAACCAATCAGAGGTTACGGGATGGCTATCCAACAATCCGACATCGACGCGCTCACGGCTGCGCTGGCCGCTGGAGAACGCATGGTCCGCAAGGGCGACAAGGCCGTCGAATACCGCTCGGTCGACGAACTGCTCGCCGCCCGCAATGCCCTGCAGGCGCAGTTCGCTGCCGAGCAGGCTGCCGCTGGCACCGTCACGCCGCGCCCGCGCCAGACCCGCCTCTATCACGGCGGCCGGGGCTACTGATGGCGAAGCGCATGCGCAAGACCGCCGTCGTCGCCCGCTCGCCCGTGGCCCCCGTCGCCCTGGCGCCGGCCCACGATGCCGCCGGCAGCGGCCGCCGCATGCGCGGCTGGATGCCGAGCGCCGCCGGGCCGAACCGCGTCAACTCCGGATCTGCCAGCCTGCGCAACCGCGCCCGCGACGCCGCCCGCAACGACTGGGCCGGCCGTGCCATTCCCCAGCGCTGGGCATCCAACCTGGTCGGCACCGGCATCATCGCCCGCCCGAAAACGAAGGATGCCGCGCTCAAGCAAACCCTGGTCGATCTGTGGGACGACTGGCTGGAAGTCTGCGACGCCGACGGCGTGCTTGACGGCTATGGCCAGCAGAACATGGTCGCCCACAACTGGATTCAAGCCGGCGAAGTCTTCATCCGCCTGCGCCCACGCCGCCCGGAAGACGGCCTGCCGGTTCCGCTGCAGATGCAGGTGCTGGAATCCGACATGGTGCCGGCCGCCGACAGCATGGCGCCCAACGGCAACAC